AATTATTGTAAAATTTTTCTTACCACCAGTGCTATTAAGTAGAAATTTTCTTGCACTTTGTCGTGGCGCGTCTGCTGTAGATGAATTAATATCAAATTTTACATAGGCAGTAAAAACTCTTTTTGATGCATCATCAATACTATTTCCAGATGCATCAGTAAAAATTTCTTCTTGTACATCTGTACCTCTTCCTTGTGCTGTTGTGGATGATGGGTCTATATCTCTAATAGTTCCTACTGATGCAGATGCTTGTACAACATCTTGATTTACAGGGATATATCCTTCGGGAGTGTTAAAATTACTACCAAGTATTTTACCATTTTGATCAATACTCAGTATTATTGATTTTGTACCTGTTCTACTTTTCAAAAGACCATTATCCATATAAACTTCATTTTTAAGCTTAATTCCTAGATCTATATCCCTGGGGAATTGTGGAGCTTGGCTATCATCTGTTAAAATTGATACACCATTAACAAAAAGTGCTTTTTGAATTTCTGCGTTTCCACCTGTATATGGTACTCCTTGGGTGGTGGCTGGTGGTTGGGTATTTCCAGATTGATTTCCGGTGTTTGTAGTATTTAACGCAACAGAATCTGGGTCTTTAATCACTATTTGATATCTATCTTGTAAACCTGAATTCCATTTAGAAAGACCTGTAGCGTCTTGTCCTAATGCTACACCCCCCGCTGTGGCACCAATAGATAATTGGCTAGCTAATTTAGGAGAAAATTTAGTATTAAAAGAAATATTTTTTAAAAATGTACCCTGTTCTTTATCATTATTAAAACCAACAATTTCAAATTCTGCCGTTTTTGCTGCGCCTCTAGTGGGTAAAATCTTTTTTAGATTTTTACTAAGCCCTGCTATAGGTTTAGTATCCATAAAAGTTATAACTTTATCATCTTTAATTATAGGTTCTATATCTACAACATTAGCAAAGGCAGAATTAATATTATCACACATACTTTGCAAAAATTTAAAAAAAGTTAAATTTCCTTTTTTATCAACATTTTTACTAAGAGTATTAAATATCATATCATAATTTAAATATATATTTAATATTTTACCATATAACATATCTCCCTGTGGCGCATTTCCTGCTGTAGCAATTGGATTTTGAGATAGAATTTTTTCATATACTTGACTATTTTGAATAAGGGATACTCTTCCTCCCCCTTTTGTAGGTTCATATGTCCAACCATTTGCTTGTGTTGCTTTAGAAAAACTTGGTACTGTACGTACTGCCGTAGTTACCACCGGTGGAGCAGGAAATGGTGGGCCTGTTCCTGCTGATGTTGTTGTTGTTTCTATTACAACATCAAAAGCAGGTTGAGCATTTGCTGAACTAGTACTTCCATCTATAACCGTAAAAGGTAGCATAGTACTTGTATAATCTGGGAATTCTATTCCACTTATATCATTTTGGTTTAAATTTAACCCAGTATCCATTTTAATCATACACACCGAAGGTTCAAAAGATATTAAATTAGGTTGAACACTACATATTACTTTATCTACATCTGTGTCAAATTTAGTAAACTTTATTGATGGTGAATTATTAATATCAGGTGTTATATTTGCTTGTATTAAATCTAATAGTTCTCCAAACCTAATAAAATAGTTATATTCAATTTTCATTGTGTCTGTACTACCAACAACAGAACTATATGAAGAATTTTTTAAAGCTTGGTACAAATTAAAATAATTTCCATTACCTCCATTAGACCAAAGAGTATCGTCATTTAATCGTTTATATAAAATAGTACCTAATTTAGTCACAGTTTTATTTGTATCAATAGAAGATTTTGCCTTTCTTAATAAGCCATATCTTGTTGCAGATAAATTTTCTAAAGACTCTTTTAGAGCTAGTGAAGGTGATTGGTTAATTTTCATAGATTCTATGACATCTCCCATCCCTGTTATTTTAACTGTTATTTGATAAGAACCATCAGTATTATATTTCCAATTAAAATTAACAACTTTTCCAAAAAGACCACCAGTATTTCCGTGATAATTTCTTGAAGTGTCTACGAGTGATCTAATTATATCATCTTGATTTGATGAATTAAAAAATAAACTTTCTGTAACTGTACCTTCTACTAGTTTATAGTTACCATTATTGTCAATATACTTATCCCATCCCCATTCTACTATCATAGAAAAACCTAATCTACAATATAAGGTTTCAATTAATTCAAATTGATACCTATTAAAAGCGGTAATTTGGATAGTAGCTGTTTTTATTGATCCCCTATTTTTACTATCAACAGATACAGAACTTATACCGGGCATAGGTAAAATACCAAAATTATTTCCCCCTAAACCATAAGCAGAATTATTATAAAATGAAGTTGTTGGTGGGATGTATTGTGGGCCTGTGTTTGTACCACTTCTTTGTTGGAAATTACTATTCTGATCTAATGAAGATAAACCATTAAATAATATGGCTTTTGTAGCTAAGTTTCCACCCATAAAATCGGCTTCGGGTTTTGAACCATTTGGGATTCTATTTTTTCCCTTTATTAAAACAGAAGATGCCATTTTAATCCAAGCATTTCTATTATTCATAAATTGTATATCTTCGTTACTACGAGTAGACCCAATATAACCTTTTCCGTATGTTTTTTGCCTAATTTCTACCTGTTTAGTTACAAATTCTTCCGTTGGTTCTCCAATTACACTACCTTGCATATTTTAAGAATTTAGGTTTTTATAGTCTTGAATTATTGAACTTATGTTTGAAGGAACTCTAATTTGTGTTCCAGGGGTTATAAAATATGAACCTTGATTAATTGATGGGTTTGCTATTGATATAATCCACCATAAAGTTGAATCACTATAAAATTGTTCTGCTAGAATATCTAGCCTATCTCCTTCAGTTGTTATAAAATAACGATCATTAAAACTTAAAGGTATATTAGGATATCTTGGAACTACACTTTCTAGATCCGAACCGTCTGTTAATAAACTATATCTACTCATTTAATTTTTTTAAGGTTTAGCTTTTGCTATATAATTATTTCCTCCTGTAGGTGTTCCATCTATATTACCATAGTTATCATTTTTAATTGCTGGAAGTGGATCTTGACCTTTCCTTTTTTTCTCTGGGGTCATACCTCCATTAGATAACATAATATATCTTTCTTTTCCATAAGCTTGTACATAATTTCCATCTACACCTTCATAAACTGATTTATTATAGGAATTCTTTTGAAGAGCAGGTACAAAGTTTTGAATAGGGGTAAATTTAAAACCTGAAACTTCTATCCTATGTGGCATTTCTTTTACACTACTATCATTAAATGAAGCTGAATTATTATTATCAAGTGTTACTGAATCACTTATAGCTATTTCCCATGGACTATCATCTGGTATATCGTATGAAATACCTTCAATAAATCCTACTTGCTCATATAACCAACCACCTATAGTTAAACTAATTAAATTACCTCTCATATAACCATCATCTGAGTAGTCAGGAGCCATAGTTGATGCTAGATAGTTTAATTTTTGATACATAGGTATTAATTCTTCTTTAGATTGTGCTACTACAGTCCAAGATAATGAAATTGATCTAGAGAATCCACCATATCTGTAAAGTTCTTCCCCTCTACCTACAAATTGTGTTCCTGACCATTTAGATGAATATTGATCACTCATCCCATTGATGAAAGCTCTAAAATGAATATAAGTTTTTTTATTAGGTGATTCATTACTTATAACACCTATTCTAAATTTAACTAAATCATTTGTAACATTATTTTTTAAAACGGATTCAGATTGGTATATAGGTAAAGCATTAAGTTTATCTGTAGGGCCTATAACTTTACCAGCGCTATCTTTTTTACCTTTTACATAACTTGACTTATTACCCCTTGCTCCAGGGTTGCCTAGATTAACTCTTTTTTCAATATTATATAATTTATAATCTAAAGTTTTAGATATATTATTATTTTTTTCTTGAAATGAATTTGGAGCTTTTAAAAAGGTAGTGAAGTTTTGTCCTATTTTGGCATTCATTCGACTAGAAGCACTCCCCCCTCTTTTGGAGATTTGCTCATAGGACATCGTACGTACATTATAATATTTAAAACGTCCAGTTTCAGATACTGATCTTTCCCCTGCTCTAGTATTTGAAAATCTATCTATTCTAGTTCTTCCAATTGTACCTAATATAGATCCAGGACCTCCTCCATACTGATAAAGAAGTGAAGGATTACTACTATCTTTGTATACTTTCTTTTGTGTTAAATCCCATAATCTATTTTTATCTAGGGGTATAACTCTAGAGTCAAGAACATTAGAATACTTAGGTTGAGTTAATAAATTAGGTATACCTGTGGCTAGATTAGTTAAACCTGTTGGGTCTATTCCTTGTTTATTTAAATGTATTCCTAAAGCATTAACACCAGCTTGTGCTACAGTAGAAGTTGGTAAATAAATACCATTATTAAATGCTATTGGGCTAGCTTGGGTTTCAACATTAGACCTAGACAACATAAGTTGTTTAGCTGTGAAGAAGATACCATTAAGGGATTTGGTATCAATAAACATTTTAGTAAGCCTAGAAACATCATTTACTGTTCTTTTTGCAACCAAAGTACCTCCCCTTAACAGAAAGTCTGTGAAACCAGTACTACCTAATCCAAAGTTTAGTTCCCCTATTTCTCCAGGGATATCTGTAACTATGTAAGGTTGACCACTATCACCACCTCCTGGTCTATCTTTCCCATATCTTAGGGATTTAAGATCGGTATTTAGTTCGACTATAGACATTTAGTATAAGTTTATTCGTCGCTATACGCAGTATTATCTAAGAGTCTTGTGTTTGGAATTCCACTAGGAAGGTTATCTAAATATTGACCATTTTTAAATGTAGTGTTAATAGGAAGTGTAGTCCCATCAGTTAAAGGTCCAGTTGGTAAAGCACCATTTAGATCTCCATCAAAAATAGATCCATCTTCTGTGAATTTTGAAATAATTGACATAATTTTTAAATTTTAAAGTTATTAATTTTATTATAAATATTAATGCTAAGGGGAAATTTCATAGGTATTCATTGATACTGCAGTACCCATTTTTTCTGCGTCCATAGTAACTGTACCCTGTGTTGAGGCTATTCTTTGTAGTAAAGAATTAGTTTGCGCCTGCAATTCTTCTAATCTTTTCATTGCTGCAGAATTTCCACCACTACCTTTTTCTGCATTAGCTAAAGCTTTTGATGCTCCAGGGGCTGCTACAATATCATCATTTGGAGAAAGATTAAATAATCCTCCTTCTTTTGTTGAAACTTGTGTCATACCACTAGCAGGTGAGTTAAGATCCCCTACAGCCTCTCCTTTCCCCATTAAACTTTTACCAAGAGCAAAAGCACCTAAACCAGCAGCTACTGCTAATACTGCTCCTACAACTGGTATTCCTGCTACAGATTTTGCAGCTTGGATCGCTAAAGTAGCTATTTGTTTCCCAATACCTAAACCTTTTAACGCTATATTCTTTTTTTCTAATACATTTGATATCTTTTGATATGCTTGATATGTTTTATATATAGCAACTGCTGCTATCATATATTCTAGGTTTTGAGAGGCAAAAGTTGCTAACTGTGTCATTTGTTCTACTAAAGGTAAAAGATTTTTACCCGCCGCCATAAAAGCTTCATTTGTTTTTTCAGCAGCTAATTTTATTTTTTCTGATTCAGAAGCTTGAGCCAATAATTGGTCTAATTTACCTTCTTCTTCCATTTTCATAGCTTTATCTAACCCATATTTTTCAATAGCTTGATCTAGCTTAGCTTGTTCTGCTTCTGCTTGTTCTCCTGTTAAACCTTGTAATTGTTCTTGTGTATACAAAGATTGTGCTAATTCTTCTCTACCCATTCCAACAGCCGCTGCTAATGCTTCTTGTTGGAGTCTATTCATTTCTCCAAACTCTGCTGCTGATCCTGCTTGTTTAGCAATTTCTTCTGCAACCGTAGCCATATCATTATTTAAAGCAGCAGTTCTTGCTTTTTCTAAATTAAGGTTTTTACCTAACATTAATTCCGCTTCCATCTCCTTTTCAATAGAAGATTCAAAATCAAGTAAACTATTAGCTATGTTTTCAACTTGACCCATTTCCATACCTAAAGCTTTAGCTGTTGCAACAGCTTTTGCAATTGCTTTTGGGTTTTTACCTAATGATAAAGTTGTAGCTGCTGATACCTTTGATATAGAAGCCATTAACTTTTTTTCATTTAAGAGCACTCCATGTTTTAAAGATGCGGATTTAGCTTGAGCTAAAAATTCTCCTGTCATCTTTTTCATATCCTTACCGGTAGCAAAAGATAGTTTACCTATACCCATCATTTCTTCCTGGGTCATTCCTGCTACCTTTTCTAATTGTGAAAAAGTAGCTAGGGTTTTAGCGCTTATAGCAGTTGAAGTACCCATTTCAGCATTAATAGACATTAATGCATGTTTTTGACCTTCATAAGTAACTCCTAACTCTTTAGAACTTAAGGAGGTTTTTAACATTTCTGCAGATAATTTACCTGCTTCTTTTGTACTTACATTTAAACCTTTTGCGATTTTACCAGCAGATTCATCTGCTTTCATCATCCCAGAAAATACTTTTGTTAAAATTGCTAAAGGACCAAAAGAATCCATTAGTTTTCCAACTCCAGCACTTAATCCTTTAAATCCTGCTTTTACTTTATCTATTCCGGATAAAGCTGATGCCGTACCATCTTTACCTATTTTAACCATACTAGCTGCAGCCTCAGCTGATGCTTTTGCTGCTTCCTCAAACCCACTAGTTAATTGTCCAACTCCAGGGATTGCTTTTGCCACAGCGGCTAATGAACCAAATAATTTTACTGAACCTAAATTTGCAAGTTGTTTTGAGGCTGCAACTTGGGAGTCAAGTATTTTAACTCCTTCTTTTTGGTTTATTATTTGATTAGCTATTCCTTGTTGAAGCTTTTTAGAATTATCTATTTCATCTTGTTGAGCCTTAATTTGGTCAGCAGTTAAATTCTTTTTAGTAGCTGCTAAATCATTTTCTTGAATTTTAATAGCTTTACCTAACTGTTGATTTTCTCTTCTAAGATTATTTAAACCTTTTGAATAGTCTTGTTGTTTTTTTAAGATACCATTAGTATCAGTTAAAGCTTTATTAGTAGTTTTAGCTATATCTACTTGAAATTCTGCTTGTTTATTTAAAGCAGTTAAAGATTTTCTAACGGAATTTTTTAAATCCTTTTCTTGACTTATTAATTTTAACCCTTCACGGATTTCATTATTAATATCTCTAGTTATAAAAAGATTCTCTTTTTGGGCGTCACCCACTTTTTTAGTTTCTTCTGCTTGTTTTTTTATTTCGTCAGATCCAGACATTTAAGGAGTATTTTATTATAAATATTAAAAAAAGCAACTATTTGTAGCTGCTTTTTCCTTTATATTGTTGGGATGCTTTTGTAAATTCCGGAGCATTAATTTTACCATCTTTCCCTATCATTGTTTTTTCACCATTAATCTCTGGGGGTTTTGTAACTTTGCTATTAAAGTCTTTAATTTCTTTATATATATACTTTCTTAACCAGATTGGTATATTATATATTGTATTAAAATCATAACCACCATTACCATGGTAAATTATTTGATGTATGTGACTAAATAAATTTAATCTAGCTTGTTGTGCTTGATCAAGCGTCAGGCCAAAAAAAGTTTAATCCCAGAGGGACTTCTACCTCCTCTCCAGTATCTAAAATAATAGACATATCAACATCAGGTTGAGAATTTTTTAAATGTTCTCTAAAGGCTCTAGAATCCCTAGCTAACATATACCCGTCAACAAACTCTCTGATAGATTTAGAATCCTCATCACCATTAACAGAAATTATTATATGTTTTAATCTAGTTGTTAATTCAGGCACATTATCTTTTTGAATTTTCTTTAATCCTCTTAACTCGGCATCTATTTTATTATTATCATGCCCATTTAATAGTTTATAAGTAATTTTAGTTTCACTATGAGGTAATGTAAAAGCAAGTTCATTTTTTCCTTCAATTAATGAAGAAGAATCAAAGGGTTTATTTTCTAATTTAGTTAAATCTACATCAATTGTTTCTCCTTTATACATGACATGATATTTTTTACCATATCCTAAAATACGAGTTGCAATTAGTAAAGCATTTTTATCTCCTATAAGTAAATCTTTTAATTTTATAGATTTATCTATAATAACGGATTCAAGTACTTTATCTAAGACTGTTCCTTTTTGAATATAGGATTGATTAGTTAAAATATCTTCTTCCTTAGCGGTCATATATTTAATTTCTACTTTACCACTAGATAAGGGGTTGTCTTTAGGATATAATAATCCTCCAGAGGGTAAGTCTACTTCTTCAGTTGGGAATTTAAATTCACTCATAATCTTTATTTAATTAAAACGTTTTTATCAGTTATACATATTAATATAAAAAAAAGCTTGACCGAAGCCAAGCTATTCTTAAAAATATTTGTTTTGTTTTTTAGAAATTTAACACACAATAATCTGGTTGTACAGTGAAAGTTAGTTCCTGTGCTGCATCAGCATCTTCCCATGAATAATCTCCAAATGAAGCATCTGTAATTAATGCTCCTTTTATAATCCATTCAGATACTACATCACCTACTGGTCCTAATACATTAAATGTAAGATCTTTTTTATAGAAATCACTATATCCATCTCTACCTGTTACAGATTCATGGTGTAGTCTTACCCATTCCATAACGGCTTGAGCACCTGATGGTGTGATTGGATCAAATAATGTGAATTGAACGGTATTCCACACTGTTTTACCTTTGACATAACGTTGTACGTTGATGTGGTTAAGTGCTACACTACCTTGCGTTAACGACACAGCTCCTACGCCCTTTACCATGTATGATGGAAATCCATCTACATACATAATAAATCTGTTCTTTTGTTTTGGCTCAAAGGCTGTAAAAAATATTTCGTTTGGATCTAATATTGCCATTTTATTTCTTTATTTTATTATAAATATTTATATTTTTAGTTTTTTATCCAGGGAATGTTGCTCCTGTTGGAAGTACATTAAAATCTAAGATAATAAATTCAGCTGTTTTTGTTGGTTGAAGGTAAATTTGACCTACCATTTCATTTCTATCAATAACATCTGGTGTATTATTCGATTCATCCATTACTACTCTAAAGGCATACAATCCTTGTCTTTGTTGTACTGATTCTAGATATGGGTTTACTGTTGCTAAGAAATTGTTTCTTGTTGCAATAGTATTTTGTTCAAATACTAGATTATCAGATACTTGTACTATGTAAGATTTTAATGCTATTAACAATCTACGTACATTTACTCTATCTAAAGCACTTGCTTTTTTCTGTAAAGTTTTTTGTCCAAATACTACAACTCCACTTTGTGGGAAAGTTGCTATTGGATTAATATTTGCTTCATATAAACTATCTCTGTTTCCAGACGTTAATTTTCTTTCAGCTCTAACTACTTGACCTAATCCACCTCTAGTTAAACCTGCTGGTGCGAACCATGGGTCTGAAGATGCATCTGTAAATGCATATACACCTGGGATTAGTACTGATGCAGGAGACCAAATTACTCTTCCTGTATCTGGGTCAACTAGTTGTAACCATGGCCAATAAGTTGCTGCATATGAACTATCAAATCCACTTGCAGCTCCTACTACATTTCCAACAGTAGAACCATATCCTCTTAAATCTATAATTGATAAACAATCTTTACGAGCTTCCGCTGTTGTTACAAGTAAATTAATTTCTGTTGAATGAAATTCTTGAATTAAACCTGGTGCTGCTATTACATTAAATTGATAATCATCACTATTTGATAGTAAATTAATAGAAGCTGTATAATCTATAGCACTAATACCTTGAGTATTACTAGCTCCAATATTTTCGTTAAATAAAGCTTCTCCATAAAATAATTCTCCACTACCACTATTAAATGAACCTGAACCTACTAATGGGATACTTGCTGTAAATTCTGATTTTGCTGTTCCAGCATTATCAAAATAACCTGGAGTAGGGTAATTTACTTTAGATACGTAAACATATTTACTTCGGTTAGCATATGATCCTTCTTGTTGAATATAATAATCTCCACTATCATTTTGTATATCACCATAATAACTATTACCTATTACAGTTTCAATATAATTTGTAGCTAATGGATCTAAAGATACATTATTAAATGTTTCTAGTATAGATTTTGAAGCATTTTCATCATCTCCTCTACGAATAGCTAAGCTAAATACCCCGGTATCAGCATTTCTTGCTGTTACTTCCCATCTAACATTATTTTGAGAACCAGATACTAATCCTCCTCCTGAGAGCATTGAACCTGAATTGTTCATAATAGCTCCTTGAGAAATAGTACTTAATTCAAACGCAGTAGCATTTTCTACTGCTGCTGCTGTTAAAGGTAAGAAAGTTGCATCATTTGCACCACCAAGTACGGCTGCTGCAATTGTAACAACATCATCTAATTTATAACCCGTTCCTGGGTTGTTAACTGTTACTGCTGTTATTGTTGATTTTAAATCAACTTGTTGGATTGTGATAACTAAATCACCACCTACTGTACCAATACTACCATCAGCATTCATTGCTGCTTGTGATACTGTTATAGTATCTCCTGCTACATAACCACTAGATCCAACACCTGATATTGCTGCTCCAGTAATATTAGTTCCGTCTCCTGTTACTACTACAGTTGCACCTGTACCATTACCTGTTGTTGCTAATGCAGCTGTTGTTCCAGGACTATCAGCAGTTACTAAACCTCCTGGGAGTGTTAGTGCTGCAGCTGGTAAGAAAGTATCTAATGTTGCTACTGTATAATTTACAGTAAGGTCTCCATTACCTCCTCCTACGGTTGCAGCTCCTACAACATTACCAACAGTTCCAGTTGATGGGTTACTGTTAATTAAAGAAAATAAATTAAATCCTGCTTCTAATCCACCAACTTCTACTTCATTATATATGTTTAGAGATTTAGCACTGGTAAAAGAACCAGATGTTACTCTAGTTACTAATAAAGTTGTACCACCTTGTCTAAAGTAATTATTAGCCGCTATTTGGTTTAAATAAGAATGTTGTTGTGATCCACTTGTTACTGACCCACCAAATACTGCTAGGTATTCGCTGTATGAAGTGATTAATGTTGGAACTTCAACAGGACCTTTAATAGAAGGTCCAATTATTGCTGCACCTACTGTTACTGGGCCTTGAGTAATTTGAGATGTATCGTTTTCTCTTGCTAGTACTCCTGGAGATATTAATGTTTCTGCCATTGTCTTATATTATATTTAATATTATTTTATTATAAATATTAGAGGGTATTTCAAAAATTTATTCTGGTTTTGTAAATTCCCCAGACTCTAAATCAATATTTCCGTCTCCATATTTTTCTTGAAGTTCTTTACCTAACTTTAATTGTTTTTCTTGAACTATTCTAATTGAAGAATATATCGAAACTTTTTGTGCCTCTATTTGTCCTAAAGAAAATATTAATTCATTTCCCTCAGTTTGTAATTCTTTTAACTGTTGCAACTCTTTTTCTGATAACTTGATTTTACTCATTATTTAATTATTTAATTATTTAATTATTATAATTATAAATATGATTATTTTTATTAAAATTATCTAACTCTACCATCACTGTTGGGATTTTGGTAATTATCAGGGCTATCTACATTATCTATATTAGATACAACTTCAGAAGTAATAGTAACTTTAGCTTTAGTATTATATTTTTTTATTGAATTTAAATCTTTTTGTATAGTGTCAGGTATTATGTACCCCCTTAAGCTTAAACCAAAAGTTCCTTTTACTAATCTATCCTTTCCTGCTGTTAACTCAGTTGCTGTTGTAAAGCTATCTACTCTAGCTCTAAATTTAAATCTTTCTGGATTTCCCCAATATGAATCTGATGCATATTCTACAGCTTCAATTACTTTATTTAATTGTTCCATATAATACGTCTGTATTATACAACTATATTCTAAAGTAACAAAGTCAGGAACAGCAATAGCTTGAAATTGTTCTACAGGTTTTCTATTATTTAATAAATTAAAATTTGAGTATGCATTTTTTGAATTAAATCCTTTTCCAATGCTTCCATATAAATTGGACATATTAGAATCTAATTTATTATATGTTGTTCTATCTTTAGTAATTGTATCTCTTTTAATTACTAATATAGGTAACATTACCGCTCCAGAATCATCTCTATAATAACCATCTCTTTGAAAAGATTTCCATCTTTCAGGACTACCATATATTACAGGAACTGTTCTTCTTTCACCATTTTGATATACAAAAGGTTTAATAACATTATTAAAATAAAAAAATACTGCTTCATCTAAATCCTGTATACCGATTGAAAATTGTTTATCCGTATCCCCTTTTGCACTCATTTTAGTTGATCTATTAAAATCAATACCAGTTTGAGATTGGTTAGGGTTAGCAGGACTATTAGGATTTCCTCTATGCTTATCAAAAGCAACTTGTTTAGAAATACTAATTTCTTTTTGTGATTTTGGGTATGGTTTAAAATTTGGCATTTAGAATCTTTCTTTATATGGAGATATTGATAATTTATCTCTTGGTATGTAATAAGTTTCAAGTATTATGGATAAATTAGTACCAAAATCTTCTAATCCTGGGTTTAATGGGTTTGGTGTACCATCAGAATCATTATTAGGGTAATCTGGGTTTTTACCTACAAAATATTGGTTTGAGATTGTTTGTTGTACCCCATAGTAATCATTTTGATATAAAATAACATCACCAACTTCAGGAACTACATTAGCATCTACTAAATCATCTCTTAAAAATGAAAATCTAATGCTTCTTTGATATTCTATACCAATACTATCTTCAGGATAAAGTTGTGGTTGTCTTAATAATAAAACATTAAATAAGAATGGACCATCATAAAATTTCTCACCAGCAGCTTCACCATATAAGTTAACTAGTGTTTCTTCTAATTTATACTTATATATAGCTGCTTGTTGAGTTATAATATTACCCATTAATTCACGATTAAGATGTCGTACTAAACTAACATCTCGCTGTCGTCCAAACATTGCCATATTATCCTATATATATTGTATACGGAACTTGTTTTAATTCCGTTTGTTTAAATTCTGCTTCTTGTGCTCTTCTTTCTAGTAAGGATTTTCTTGACGTTTCATCTAAATAAGATCTTAATCTTTCTATTAAAGAAGTTTTTTCTGCTGTTGCCGCTGCTATTAAATCTGATTGATTTAAAGTAACTTGAGAGTCTGGAATTGGGATGGCACCATATTTACCTCTTACATATCCTAATACTTCTTTTACTAATGCCAGGGTATATTCAAATATCCATTGACGTCCTACAGAATTAATTTCTGAGTAAGTAGGGTTAGTATATGGAGTATTTGATACATTAGAAATTACGCTGCCACTTACAACTTCTGATGAATTTACTCTATCATTCCTTCTTATATATTCGAACCAAATTTTTCCACTACCCGATATAGGTATAGGAAATATTCTTAGTTTATTATTATGTATTTCAAAACTATAATTAGATCTACGAACAGTATCACTCATTTCTATTTGTTGAATAACTTGTAAATCATAATTTAAAGGCATCATTAAAAAATTAATGGCAGGACTCATTCCTCCAAAACCAAAACTATCAAACATATTCATAGTACCCATTCCTGTCCCTACATAGGGGTCATAAAACTTTTGTGATGCAGGGGGAGATTCATAAAATACTCTTTTAACTTCTATTCCTAAAGTTCCTGTACCTCCGTATATATTTTCTGTTAAATCATAATCTTGTTGGTAAGCTACCGTATCTACAGAAGCACTATAATAAGGGATATTTCCTCCCGTTCCCGCTTCAGCACCATACATTTCTGTTAGTCTAACAATAGGTTCAAAATTAGGTGCAATTAATTTATTATTTAAATTTCCTGATGAGTTATCTCCTTCTAAAGATAATTGGTTATCTCTAATTAAATAAGCATATATTTCATTTCCATAAGTAGTAGTTGCTTCTTCAAAAGCAGCATAAAAACTTATATCTTGTAATTCTACATCAACTAAAGGATATCCTAATCTTCGAGCACAAAAATTTGCTACTTTATCAGCATCTACTCTAAATTCTTTATCATAATCATAAAACCCAAAAGGTGTTTTACCTGGATCAAATGAACTGGAACCTTCCCAAATTGGTATATTTGCCATAATTTATTTTTATTTTTTTAAGCTATTGAACTATCCGCCGCTACTAAATATTCTATTTTGCCTTTTAAACTAGATGAATCTACTTGACATTTAACAGTTGTAATATCTCTCCAACTACCAGATGTTGCTGTAAAATAATCGTTTGAAAGAAAGAAATTTTCACTACTACCAACCTTAAAATGGGCTTCGTCACCATTTGTATTAGAAATGGTTAAAGCTATAGTATTAGTTCCTTTATTAGTAATTCTTCCATAAGTTAAAGCATTACCATTAAATGTTCCAGAACCAATCTCTCCTATTTCAAATATAGTAGTTTGTCTACTTCCTGTTACATACATTTGTCTTTTGTCATAGTCCTGAATAGTATATTCTTTTTCAGTTTCTATAACAATTTCTGGAGTGTCTAAATCAGTAATTTTTTCTCTTAAAAAGAGATTTAACTTTCCCATAATATGTTTTATTTATAAATATTAAATTATTTTTTATTATTATAAATATAGGAACCTGATGTTGTAATTGATATACCTCTATCAATTGCTTCTTGATAATATTCTAATAAATCTTCAACTATTTCATTTCTATGGTTTGTATTTAAAGTAATTGCTTCTAAATTTTTGATTTTTCTAGCAGCGGTATATAAAAACTTAAAACCAGAATCTGATTTTTTCTTTAAATCTGTTTGTTGAGCATCTCCACATACCATCATTTTGCTTCTTAATCCTAAACGTGAAGTAATCATTTCCATTTGTTGGTGAGTTACATTTTGTGCTTCATCTACTATTATCATGGAATCTAAAAATGTTCTACCTCTCATAAATGATACGGGTACTATTTCTATTTTACCATCTTCAATAAGTTTTTCGACTTTAGTTTTATCATATAATTGAAAAAAATTTTGGTATATGGGTTGAACCCAGGGATCCATTTTTTCTCTTAAATCACCAGGTAAAAATCCTATTTCTTCTTTTGATACTGTAGGTCTGGTTATTATAATTTTATCATATTGTCTTCGTAGTAAACCATCTAGGGCTACATTACATGCTAAAAGTGTTTTTCCACTTCCAGCACTACCACCTAAAAGGGTAATAGTGTTTTCAAGTATAACTGCTTTTGCTTCTTTTTGTTCGTCATTAAGTTGGAGTTTGAACTTAATTGGGTTTTTAGGAATTCTCTTCGGACGATAAACGTCGTCAGTATGGTGTTTACTTGCCATAAATTCTTGGAATTAAAGGTTAGGTTATCAGTGAATGCAACCATAGTAAATACGTTAAAAGACAGTAAATTATTGATATAGCTATATAATGAGATAAATATAGTTTGTGTATAACGCATTTTATTATACATATGAAAAAGATAAAAAAACCCGGCATAAAGCCGGGTTAATTTATTAAGTAAGATTTAATCTCTTATTATAGAGAATTTAAACCATCAACTTGAATTTTACCATAGAATTCTGGACGTACCATTTTCTTAGCATAACGAGTTAATAGACCCTTTCTTGGTGTGAAAGTTTCTGGATCGTATACTAATGGAGTCATAATTAATGGAATATATGGAGCAAATACAGCACCAGCTTCTAAGAATTGAGATCCTCTAAATCCTAATAAGATTTGATTTTCTTTCATATATGGATTCTTATAAACTTTCTGACGGCTATTAATTGCACCTACTTTCTGTACACCAAATGCGTAAGAAGCTTTAGAAACATCACCATCTGAATCAGCAGCAAATCCTGGAATTGATTCTAGGATAGTACCCACTGAAGGAGAACATACTAGGAAGTTTGCACCACCTCTTAATGTTTTCTGGTGAATGATGTTACTTAGTTTTTGGATTTTAGTTCCTAATGTTTGGAACCATTGTCCTTGACTGTTGTAGAAATTTAAGTCTGATTGTACTTCTCCTACAAATGATCTGTTATTTACAGCAGACCATACTTCAGTTCCAGCAGCAGCACTTTCCATTAACATATCTAATATCTCTAAGTCAATTTCTAATGAAATGTACTCACTCAAGATAGATGTTAATTCAGCTTCAGCATCTAAAGCGTGGTAAGCATTTAAATCTTGTGCGAACTCAGGAGTCCATACAGCTTTTAGCTTACGTGTTTTAGCTACGATAGCAGATGATTGCATCTGTACGTTAATTTGTGGGATTGAGATTGATGGAGAATCTAAGCTGTTTGGCTCTGGGTTTCCATCTTCGAAATCACCTCTAAACTGATCAGTTGGTTGTAATTGGTATGATGCAGTAAATACAGAAGCACCAGCAGCAGCAAAATTTGAACCTGATATGATGAAGCTAATATTTGTACCATCATAAGAAGTAAATTGTGATTCTTGAAGATTACCTACTGTTGCAGCTGAAGAAGATTGTAATTGAAATCCTCTTACACCTTTAAAATCAGCAAAATCTAATTGTGAACCTGCAATATTTACTTTATTCCATTCACCATTTGCCATTGATGCAGAATAGTCTGAATTATAATCTAAATCTGCATAGGTAGCAACTGTTGAAGAAGCTACTACTACGTGTGATGATGTGTTGTTTATAGAGTAAGTAAATCTACCTGGTCCATAAGCACCACCTGTATCTGTGTTTCCAAATGGAGTATTTCCACCTGTAGCACCATATAAAGAATTTCCTTCTGTATATGGATCTTTGCTAGTTCCATATTGGAAATCTAAATAAAATACAAGACCTGAAGGTAAATTCATTGGTTGTACTGATACGAATTCTTGAGCAGCGATTTGTCCGAATACTTTACGTACTAACGGAAGAGCTACACCAGCCCATTGCTCACCTACACCAGCGGTAAAATTACCTGTTGATGCAGCACCTCCACCTGTTTGTGAAGATTCTACTACAAGTTGTTTAGCTTGGTTTTCAAGTATCATCCCCATGTTGTTTTTGGATGCACCGTTTAAACCTTCTAAAAGACCTGTTTTTTCCCATTTGCTAGATAATCTAGCTGCATCACCCTGTACTGAGTGATATGGGTTTGCACTTTCTAATAAAGTTTGTAAACTCATGATTTTTAGTTTTTTTTTTAATATTTTTTTTAACTTTTAATAATTCCAGCTAATTTTTGCATACGTGCAAAAGCATCGTTTTCAACAATTGGCTGTTTAGCTCTAGGAGAAATTCCTGAAGCTTTTGAAGCGCTACCTCTTACTTCATTAATTGATGGTTTTGTCATTTTAGATGACATTCCTTCGTTTAATGTTTCAAAAATAACTTTTGCTTCTTTAACCGTTGAAGCTTTGTCAAATGCTTTAAGCACTTTAACTTTTTTAGCTTCGTTTAAGTTTTTAGATTTAAAGATTTTGTTAGTGTAAAGTAATTTAGCATTTAAAAGATTTACTTCTTGTAATTCAACTTTAAGAGCATCTATTTCTTTAATTGCTTCTTTAAATCTCATTTTTTCAGTTTCTTTTTCAGTTTTAGAATCGTCTTTGTCTCCATCCTCGTTTCCAACACCTTTTTCACCTTTTACTTTTTCATCTAATTCTTCTTTTTTCTCATTAATAGAATACGCAGCTGTTGATTTTCCAACTTTTTTAGGATCTAATTCTTTTTTACTAGCTCCTCTTGTAGGGTTGTTTTTATCATTCCAACTTACGGCATCCATTTCCATGATTTCTTCTTCATCTTCCACTTCGATATCAACTTCTACTTCTGACTCTTCGTCATCCATTTCCATTTCTTCTCCAGCTTCTAATTCACCAGCTTCTACCATGTCTTTAATGACATCCTCAATGAATCCTTTTAAGTCATCTTCTGACATATCTTCAAGGTCAATTTCCTCGTCGTCCATGTCTTCCATGTCTTCTTTCTCGTCTTTTTCTCCGTCTAAGTAGCCTTCTTCTTCAGCATCCGTACGTTCGTCCTCTTTCAAGTCCTCTTTTTCGTCCTTCATACCGTCTTTGTAGCCTTCTTCTTCAGCGTCTGTACGAGCATCTTCTTCAAGATCTAACTCAGCGAGTAATTCGTCAAGGTTAATCTCATCAAGCTCTTCTTTAGCTTCATCCATCTCTTCTTTTTCTTCTTTCATCTCGTCTTTAGAATCCATTTCTTCTTTAACGTCGTCTTCTTCATACTTATCGTATGCTTCATCAACATCTTCTTTGTCCATTTCTTCTAATTTCGCAGATAACATAGATTTAAGATGAGGTGTAAAAGCCTCTTCAAGAGCAAGTTTAGCGTTTGCTATTGCGGTTTCTTTAACCGATTTAGCATCAGCAATTGCTTCTTTAAGCAAGTCTCTGTTGTTTAACATAATCGCAAAATTTTAATTTGTGAAATACGGCTATTAAGAACCGTAATAGGGATTTATTTTATTTGACACCATATAAGAGATGGTGTATTATGATAATACATATATGAAAATATCTTAAGATATAAAAAGCACTCAAAAGAGTGCTCTATGTTTTAAGTCCGTCGGTAGCGTCCGAGGAATTTTCTTTATGTTATAGGACATGAACCTTTGGAACAAAGGATTTCATGTATTATTTTATTTACATTTGTATAATTAT